TCACACAGAACACGGATTAAGTCTTCCATGTCATCTTCGCTGATGTTATTGTTTGAGGCAAACTCATCAACAATTCCATCAATATCCCACATAAGTTGTTCACGTTGGGTCAACATTTCAAGTTGGTCAGTCATTTTGGTTTGGAGATAAGATTTGATAAGTGACATAAACTCAGCAACATGCAGGCATGTATTGTTGTGGTTCAGTCAGGAAATCTGTCACCTGATAACCATGAATGTCGAGACGAGAATTACATGCTTCGATCATCTCTTTTTTAGAAAACAATCGCATGGATTGAGTTTCACCTTTGAACTTCAAAGTATAGACAAACTTATCAGTCAGAATGGAATGTGGACGAAACTCAACAACCATAGAATGACGTTTGGAAGTAAGTTGCATGGGGTGAACTCCTTTAACTCTTATAGAATACACGAAAACGGCGACCACACAACCGGTAGTGTGCAACTAGGTCAACTGTCACACCTCACCCTAAGTTTACCTTTCTCCCAAATATAATCGTTTCCGCCTAAACAATCATCACCTAATTCATCGATGGCAATGTTATCAGGGAACAAACCATAGTATTCATCTTTCTGCTCATATCGTGTCACTGTTGTAGAACGAAGCGCACGAACATCAATATAGACAGTATCACTCACATCAGCAAACTTTTGACTGATATAGTTCTCAATATCACCATATTCGTTGCTGTGATGTCTATCAATCCAAATTAGATCATTATCACCATCTTCATATCTTTCCTCCCTATCTTCATCTGCCCAACATTCGATCTGACAAAGTTCACCTTTTTCTGTGTCGTAAGTAAACATAATTAACCTCCGATAATTGGATTGACACCGATTACTTTTGCCCTAGGATTACGGGCAGTTGCTGTTTCCCTTGCATCACGATAATTGCTGGCATAAACTTCCTCTGTGAAAACTTTGCCACCAACATACAACTTAACTTCCCATTTCATTGTTTTACACTCCAATCAAATTTGTCGATGTACTGTTTACAAGTTTGGCACCCTAGTGCGCTCCAGCTGAAGTGATACACTGTTGTGACAGAATTACACTTAGGGCAGACGATTTGCCTGCCTGTTTTAGGTGCTCTTGTGTGCTTAGTTACGTTCACCAGATGTTAGTCCAACGAGTGTGATTTGCTTTGGTGATTCTATTCTCTGCTAACATATTGTCGCAGACTTTACAAAAGACCTCAAACTTTTGTTCTCTTGTTAGTGTGTCTGCACCGTCGCAATTCTTCATTACGCGGAGCATTTGTGCCTTAGAACGAATCATTTTAGAACGTAGCAGTAGTCGATAGAATTAACGCAAAATCCTGTGGCAGATGTAATCTCTTCTACAAGATCATCACCGTCCGATGCTTCCCAAGTGGTAGACATTACATCATTGATAACATCTTGTTGCTCTGTTGGTGATAACTCAAAGTTATCATCTTCAAAGTCGATGTTAATTTGTGTGATGCGATAATGCATTTTTCTGATGGAAAGTTTACGGAGTTGACGATCAATGTCAGAGAACATAATCAGAGATACAGAAACGAACCGTAAGGATCACAAATGTGAGGATTATCTGCCAGTTGAGTGATCAAATAGCGGACATGTTTGGCAGGTGCTTTGTATGATGCAGGTTTGTAACATTCACCTGAGTTCTTATCAACGAACATCCAAACACTGCGACCGCGAACTCTCTCATTCAAACCGAAACATTCGGAGACAAGATAAGACCAAACTTTGATATATTTGCGACCAACTTCAATCTCAAGTTGAGTGTAAACAGAACGACTGGATTCAATCGCATCAACTTTCCACTCATTGTTCAGCACTTCAACGAGTGCTTCAGTCAAGAATTGTGGTTTGGTTTGAGTGATCGTCATGTGCTGTTCCTTTGACTCTTTAATAATACACGAAAACCGACCCCTTACAAGGGGATGTGTGCAACTAGATCAACTGGCACAGGCAAACCTACCATTGTTGAAGTTTGCGTGAGAGAATTGCTCTCGGTTGACATACTTAAACATACCAAACTCATTGATCTTGACATAACCCTCGCCACCACATTGACGGTTGCCGATGTATGCTTTCGGACCATTGTTCCGCATCAGGAACAACATATCATCCTTGATTGACTTGACGAGTGACCACAAACGCAATACATTCACGTCGATTTGATTAGCAAATGCAAGCGCATCCATAGTCAGGTCATCAATAACCAAACCAGCACGAATAACGCTGTTAAGTTGTTGCTGAACCTGCTGAGATTGCTTGTCACTCATAAACTCACACATACACGACATTTGACGTGCAAAAGCTACAACTTCATCGAAATCTTCATCAACTTGCCATGCATCAGGTTGCACGAACTTACAAGTCTCAGTATCATCGAAGATCTCCATATCTACCATATCATTGATAGTATATGCGTCCTTCAGTTCACCATCAGTTGCATACAAAGTATGAGGTGCAATAATAATGTTCTGCTCAATTACTTCATCAAAGATGTAAGTAATCGTATTGGGGCAAAAAGTATCATCACCACCAAACCCGATAAAATCACCTTGAACAATCCCGTCGAAACTAGGAAGGCAATCGAAACAATGATGTAATATGTTAGCAACAACCCCAGAATGATTCCGATCAATGTCATCATGCGTTTCATTGATTTTAATCAGTTTTTTGTTAAAGACAGATTTAGTTCCGACAAAAAAGTTCTTTGTCTGAGGATTTGTGCCCCAAACAATAGCAGGAGCACCATCAATTTTCACGGAAAGATCACCATCGGAAAGCAACCAATCCAGTGCAGTCAGATCACCCGTCAGGATAGAATCTTCGGGGTGTTGGAGATGTGTGTTTTTCATGCTCTTAATATGGCACAGGATGGGGCAGAAATCAAGCGATAGTGGACAGTTTGACCAACTGTCACACAAAGACCGTATTTGTGAATAATTTTAACAATTCATCATGTTCTGTGTCGGTTTGTCCTTTAATTCTCTTCTCTGGATTCAGAGAATCTCCCATGAGAATTGTACCTCCACCCAATCTTTTTTTGCACAGGTCAACATTATCTCTCATAAGATCTATGCCATAGATGTCATTCAGTGCATCACTCTCAGTCATACCATGAAACAACACTTTTACCCACTTCGATGCAACCAAGAACTGACCATCTCCACAAGCAGGATCAAGAACTGTTTTTCCTGGTGTAAACTTATCCACACCACATTCACGAATCATTCTAATAACCAGGTCAGTAGGAGTGAAGACCTCTGCTGTTACTTTGACTCTGTATTCATCCCGATCAATGCCACTCATATAAGAGTGATCGTCCATCCTATCTTTTACTTCACTCCACAATTTGTCTGACATATTCTCTCTCTTGTTCAGTGATGTTAAAGTGGTCAAACATATCATCATCACTCATTCTACGATCAGTTGGTATATTTGGCAAGCGACAAAATACTTTCTCGTTACCAAACCCAGACCACTTTGCAGTCTTAAAAATATATCGCATCAACAAACTATTCAGATTATGTGATAAGTTCTCTCCTGACTCAGCATCACTCACCTCCACATAATATGCCATATCAGTACCACCCAGAACACCATCATCATAGAATGGTTTGGTATATCCACTGCGCGACCACATTACTTTCTTTTTAGATGCCCAATCCTGTCTGATTCGTGAATACCAAGTCTGTTTGTTTGTATGTAAAATAGGATGAATAAATTCATCGCTCTCAGTTTTGCTGATGATGCCCGTCCCGCGCAGCAAATTTACGTTGTGACAGGTAGCATAATCATATTTTACATTTAAGTGCTCTTTTGCCTCAAACATTACCTTTTTATGGACAGATAATGCGTTTTGTGATAGATCTATGGGCAAATAGAACACAGAGTCGTCTATTTTGCAATCAAATATGCTGTCTTGAGTAACAACTTTGGTTTTTTCTGCATCGGGGCTGTTGGAGACCATGTAGTCTGCGAACGTGCTCCCCACTTCAGGAAAATAAGTTTTTGTATCTAAATTGAGGAACTTCACTGCCTTAGACTTAAACAGTTGTAAAATCTTGCTGGATGGTGATAAGAAACTACTAGGAGAAACCTGAAGTAAAATACCATCAGGTTTTAACCAGTGACTGAATGTTTTAAGTGTAAAATCAATCCATAATTTATGCTGAGTCTTCCCTCTCTTTGTTGTATCCTGAAACGGTGGATTTGTTGCGACTATATCAAACTGCATTAGCAAACTCCTGCCTTCTTGAGATTCAGATAGGTGTTGGTGGAAGTGTTAATCTCCTTAGATTTCTTAGGGCGACGTTGACCATATGCCAGATCAACTTGCTCTTTCTTGTGATAGATAGTCCCTTCATATTCCTCACCACAGAGATACCATGCTCCATTCTTTTGTAGAGTGAAGGGAACTTCGATACTCACAATATCCTCACCATCAGTGATAGTGAACAGCACACCTTTGCCATTTACTTTATATTCTACCACAGATTCTTCATTATTAACACGTCGCAAGATGTCTGCGTAAGTCTCATTAAACAGAGAGCAGCAATAGTCACCCTTACCAATCAAAAGAATCTCTTCATCATAGTTAAGACCTGCCATCTTAATGATGCGTTGCTTGATCTTGGAATTGTCCAGAGTTTTGAGTGCATCAACAACAGATTGTGCTGCGTTCAGACCATACTGAGCACAATCATTCTTCCAGCGAGCCTCAACATTCTGCCACATATTTGCTTCTTCACTGTTTACATAGAAAGCACGAACAGCATCGAGAATGTTATCGAACTTGCTGTAGATTCCCTTCAGAGGAGAGAAACCCATGCTCTCGATAAGTTGATCTCTGACAGTACGATTAGACCCCTTAAAGCGTTCTTTTGTGTTGGGGTTGATAAACATACCAACACCAGCAGACTCGAACAAAAAGTTGTTAAGGAAGGAGTTCCAAGTTCCAGAACAAAGTTGAATGCGATCGTATCCATTCTTATAGTTCTTCAGAGAGAATGAAACATAATCATCTTTACTGAAGTAGATAGCAAAATCACCTTTCAGTTTAAGATCGCGGAACTCTTTCTCAACATCAACAACATCAAACTTTCTGTCAGAATACTTAGCAATTAGATCCTGAAAGAAACTATCAACTACAGCATCAATGTTCTCTTTGTAAATGCTATCACCAAACTTCTGAGAGATACCACGCTCAGAACAATATGTCATGAAGGTATCAAACTTCTCAGCAACATCATCGGTCAGAGCAACATCATTCTCCACCGCAAGTTCTTGCAACTTAAAGACAATATATGCCTCTGCTGCGTCTTGCATGTAGTGATCGGTGGAGGAACCTGCGCCCATAATGTGCTCCTTTGACTCTTTTAATATACACGGAAACCACCCCTAGTGGGAGTAGGGTGTGACACTTATTTTCTGTCACACAGGCAACCGTGCTACAGACTTTTTCCTTTTGTGTCGATCTATAAAGTTTATTGCAGACTGACGATTGCGACAGACTTTAAGAACATTTGCCTGATGAACTACTGCCAGTTTTGTATCACTACCTGCAATAGGTACAGCAGCATACATCATCGGATCATCATATTTGCCGATAATAAATCCTTCCTCAACTGGTTTTGGGTCAAGGATGGTAGTCTTTTGTTGTTCTAATTTCATCTATTCATCTCCAAATATATCCTCGTAGGTCAAACTTTCAATTCGTTTTACTTGCTCAGAATATGGTTTAGGATTTTCTTTTGGATCACAAAAATACCTATACATTGCACTGCCTGGTGGTGGTAAATCAGCGATCATTCTCTGCTTTACTTGCATCAATGCCTGTGCTTTTCTGTATCGTTCTCTTGCCTCATCAAATGGTTTTGAATGGACAGATTGAAAGTTCATAGAATTATTCATCGACGGATCTCACTGATAGCGGGTTGACCTTGATTAAAGACGACATCAACAACTGCCTGTACTTTTTTGGCAGTGCTAATACCAACTGTGTCGTAGGTAGGAATACAAACAAGACCAAAAGTCTTCTCAGAGCTACCCAAACGAATCACACGACCGATAGACTGACTGATACCAATGTAGTCCATGTTACGCATAAAGATAACTGCCTCAAGTCCGCTGACGTTAATACCTTCAGACAGAATAGAGTGGTGGATAACTACAAACTTCTTGGTGCCATCTTTGCCCCAAGTGTTCAGTGTGTTGAAGAACTCTTCGCGATTGACTTTCTTACCATCGATGATTGCGCCAGTCTTAGATGTGATTGTCATCCAAGAATAACCACGCTCAGCGAGTTGCATACAAAAGTCAGACTGAGACAAAAGACCAACAATCTGCTTTGTAGTGCGAGC